CCGAGCCAATACCCCCCGATAAATTCAGGGACTATTGGGACCAGCTCAACAAGCGCAGCGGCTATACCTGGGACAGCAATCCCTGGGTCTGGGTAATCGAATTCAGGAGGCTGTGATGGATCCGGAAGAAACTAGAGAATTGAGACGCGATGCACTGGATCCGAAGACACGCGCTGTGTCGGATGCGCTGGACGAGTACCTGGTGCGCATCCACGGGATCTTCACGAGCTGGGCGCATCCGCAGGAGTTCATCACCTGGCTGGATAAACGCGGCTATACCATCGTTCGCAAGGGGGGCAAAGAATGAAGCGCGAGGATGCGATCTTATTGGCGGTGACGTGGCAAGCCAGGTTGATGCCGTACTGCGAGCGGGTGGAGATCGCCGGCAGTGTGCGGCGTAAAAAGCCGGAGGTGCACGATATCGAGATCGTGGCGAAGCCGCTGATCGCCGAGACGGTCGATCTGTTTGGGTCGCGGGTGGTCGAGCTGGATATGCTCGAGCAGGTGATCGACGCCAGGCGGAATGCGGGCGATTTCACGCTAAAAAAGAACGGGCCGCGCATGAAACAGCTCGAGCTGCCTGAGGGTATCACCATCGACCTCTTTATCGTACGTCCGCCGGCGCAGTGGGGCGTGATATTCGCTCTACGGACGGGGCCGGCGGAGTTCAATCACTGGCTGGTGACGCAGAAACGCTACGGCGGGGCGATGCCCGGCTGGATGAAGATGACGGATGGTGCGCTTTATCGGGTAGCGGGGGATGAGAAGACGCTGATCCAGACGCCCGAGGAGGAGGATTTCTTCCGAGCGATCGGGGTAGAGATGGTCAGGCCGGAGGAGAGGAAAGCGCGTTGGAACCACTGAGAAGATGAGAAGGGATGAGGCACTGAAAAGAGATGAGACCAATCGATTTCCCGCAAGCGAATAAGAATTTACTCAAGCCGCAAGGGTGGACGGACGAGCAGTGTGGCTCGCTACCGATATTCTCCAACGGGCAGCAGTGTATCTCGTGCTGGCAGCCGACCTGGAAGGAGCGGCTGGCGATCTTGCTGTTTGGCAAGGTGTGGCTGTACGTGTGGTCCGGGCAGACGCAGCCGCCGGTGGCGTTGGATGGAGCCAGGACGGTTTTCAAGAAAGCAAAACGGAAACACTGAGAAATGCTCAGAAAAGATGAATGATGATTCTGCTAGCTATCACGATGGGATCAATTGCAGGTGCGCCTTGATTCTTAAAGCAGACGAGAATGGGGTTATCAGCAAGGATGGTCAGGCTTTCAATAGGCTGGTGTTTCTGTTGGGGGCTGAAAAGATGTTGCAATTGGCTGAGCTGGTGGAGGAGGTGGCGCAGGAGACGGGCTACGGGCATGTGACGATCATCGTGAGCCAGGGGAAGGTGGCGAGGTTGAAGGCGGAGAAGAGCTATTAGAGTTGTCAGGAATCGAGTAGTTGAAAATTAGGTAAACTGGTTGTATAATGTGAGTAATTGAATATCAGCAGACCCTAGAGATCAGGGTTCCCTGGCGGGGTCGCCAATTTGGCGGCTCCGTTTTTTGTTTAACCACTGAGAAACGGAGTACACAGAAGGGAAGGAGAGAGAGATGGAGATCGGGGCGTATGCGAATGCGGTTGTGCAGGGTGTGCCATTGCTGTTTGTGGTGATCGGCCTGGTGGAATGGGCGAAGTCGTTCGGGCTGGGGGGGAAGGCGCTGCGTGCGGTGTCGGCTGGGATCGGGTTGATCCTGGGCGGGGCTTACCAGGTGAGCGTGCTGGGAGTGCCGGCTGACTTTGCTGGTTGGTTCGGGATTGTATTTTACGGGTTAGGGTTAGGGGTGACGGCCAGCGGTGTGTATGATGCGGGGGCATCGCTGATAACCAAAATTATAAAAACGCCGGGATGATTTTGTTCTTCATCCTGCCGATACTTGCAGCGCTGGTGTGCTGTGGCATCAATCTGGCATACGCGGTCAGCCGTCAAAGGCGCAGGGCGAAAAAGCCGATCCGGTTGGGTACGGTCGCAGCGGCGTTGTATTTCATAGGGATCTACTCATGGATATTTGTCGATCCTACGGCTTATCTCGTACGGTCAGGGATATTAACAAGGATTGGGGTGGCGGTCCTGCTGGTGCTGCTGATGGCGGATGCGATCGCAGACTGGCGAATAAATCGGGGGTAGGAATGGACATTGCGGCGACATTGACGGTGATCAGCGGGATCGTTATCGCGCTATTCTCTTTTTTAGTGGCGATCCTTACGTGGCGATCGTCGGCTACGAAGGAAGAGCTGGTCAGCTTGCGGCAGACGATCGAGATGCTACAGCGGGAGAACGACCGATTGAGGAAGCGCCTGGACGAGCTGGAATTCGAGAACGGGGCGCTGAAGGATTGGGCTGAGGCGCTGGTGTGCCAGGTGCGCGAGCTGGGCGGGAAGCCCGCAAGGTTCGAGGAGAAGACGAGGCCAAGATCATGATTCCAGGGGTGGATGTTTCCAAATGGCAATGGGAAATCAATTGGCCGGTGACGGCCAGTCGTGGGATCCGGCGTGCTTATATCCGAGGCGCGTATGGACTAGAGAAGGATCCCTATTTTGCGCCAAACTGGAGCGGGATCCAGGGGACGGGGATCGAGCGCGGGGTATATCTCTATCCGTTGTATAAGCTGAGCTTCGATGTACAGTTGGATTACTGGCTCCGGGGGTTGCCGAACGTGGAGCAAGGCGATCTGCCACCGGCGATCGATATCGAATTCAATGCGGGAGAAAAGAAGCCGGATGCGCTGTATCAAATGGCGATGCTGAAGCTGCTGGCCAGGGTCGAGAAGGAGTTCGGGAAGATGCCGGTTATCTATACGTCGCCGTCGATTATCAAGAGTTACTTGAAGATGCCCGAGTTCGGGCAGTGGCCGCTGTGGATTGCGAATTATAACGAGACGACTCCAGCGATCCCGCTGCCGTGGCAGCCAGAGACTTGGGTCGGGTGGCAGCATACCCGCCTGGGAAATGGGAAGTGGTACGGGGCGAGCTCGAAGAGCATTGATCTGGATGTGTTCCGTGATTAAAAAGGGGGGGCTATCCGTTCGTGTAGCCATATAGGTAGAATGATTGATGCCACAAAGGATCTTGAAAGCATGTGCGATACCCGGTTGCCCGGAACTGGTGAGAGATGGGCGATACTGTGCGGGGCATGCGCGGGTAGTGGGGGCGGAGTACGAGAGGGGGCGGGGGAGCAGTGCAGAGCGCGGGTATGGCAGCAGGTGGCGGCGGCTGCGGGCGATATACCTGCGGGCGAACCCGGTGTGCGTGGATCCGTTCGGTGTGCATGGAGCGGAAGTCGTGGCGGCTACGGAGGTAGATCACCGGGTACCCAAGTCGAGGGGTGGGACGGATGCGTGGGAGAACTTGCAATCGTTGTGCAAGGCGTGTCACAGCCGGAAGACAGCGCAGGAGGACGGTCGATGGGGAAGCCATTGACAAAGACTTGTGAATATTGTGGGAAGAGTTTCGATGCAGATAGATTGACGCAGCGATTCTGCAACGATTCCGATTCTTGTCAGCGAGCATGGTGGAAAGAACATAGAAAAGAAGCAGGAAAGAAATACACTTTTATCTGCAAGAATTGTGGGGAAGAATACTCAACAGTTCACAAAGAATGCAATCAGTATTGTTCCAAAGAATGTGCATATGAATACAAGAAGGCTGATCGTCGATGCGATGCTTGTAACAAGCCAGTTGGAAGAGGGCAGAAATATTGTTCAGTAGAGTGTATGTGTTCCTATGAATGCATTTGCTCGTTGTGTGGTGAAACGTACAAAGGGAAGGCAAATCAAAGATTAGGGCATTATTGCTCTGATGCATGTCGAAAGGAAATTGCATGCATCAAGGATGTACAGCGGAACATTAATGAATATGAGTTAATCGAACGTGCTTGCAAGGAATGTGGGAGATTGTTTGTACCAGAGTATACAGATAAAAGGCGGGGGTTCTGCTCGGGGCAATGCGCCCGGGCATACGGGCGTAGAGTGGGGAGGGGGGTAAGGCGGGCTAGGATGCACAGTGTTCGTTATGAATACATTGATCCATTACGGGTATTAGATCGAGATGGCTGGAAGTGTTATGTGTGCGGTTGTGCAACCCCGAAAGAATTACGTGGAACAATTAGGGGGGATGCGCCCGAGGTAGACCATGTCGTGCCACTGGCAAAAGGTGGAAGTCATACAATGGACAACCTGGCTTGCATATGCAGATACCACAACCAAACAAAGGGGGATAAGCCCCTTCAATCCTTGCAGTTCTCCAGAGCGAGACCGGGCGGGCAGGTCCACGCGAATCTTTCTCCCCGATCGTGAGGGGGGAGGAAGGTGTCAATACAATGCCAACGCCACCCAAAAACCTGCCAAATATGCGCAAACATTTGACCAAAGCGGAGCGTGGTGCTCGTGAGAGTGCCGAGGGGGGACTTCAGAGGGCGACACGTGTTTCATTACATGCGCCGAAGTGGCTGGAGGCGGATGCCAGGAAGGTTTTCGATTATACGAAGCGCCGGATGAAGGGGTTGAAGCTGCTGGACAATGTGGATGCGGACCTGCTGGCGATGTATGCCGATGCTGTGGTGGCTTACTCGAAGGAAACCCGGGTTGAGCAGAAGCAGGCGTGGAGCAGGCTGGCGCTGTCTTACAGTGAGAAGCTGGGGATATCGCCGACGGGACGGGCGAGGCTGGCGAAGAAGACAGCGGAGAAGCAAGTGGATGAGTTCGAGACGCTGCTGGATGAGGTTGAGGAGTTTGTGAACGGAAATGTTCGATGAGCGACGGGCACGGCGGGCGGTCAAGATATTCGAGAGCCTGCGGCATACGAAGGGCAAGTTCTACGGGCAGCCGTTCATCTTGCTGCCGTGGGAGCTGCAGATCGTCAGCGATGTGTATGGGACGGTCACTGAGCGCGGCCTGCGACAGTATAAGTTCGTGTATATCGAGCTGCCTAAGAAGCAGGGGAAGACTGAGCTGGCTGCCGGCGCCGGCATTTTGCATACCTTTGCGGACGGCGAGCGCAACGGTGAGGTGTACGGGTGCGCTGCAGACCGATCGCAGGCCAGCCTGGTGTTCGATGTGGCGGTGGATATGATCGACCAGGCGCCGGCGTTGAGGAAGCGGGCGAAGCTGACGCCTTCGAAGAAGAGGATTACGGACCGGGTGACGGGATCGTTCTACCAGGTGCTGAGCGCTGAGGCGTATACGAAGCATGGGCTGAACGTGAGCGCGTGTATCTTCGATGAGCTGCATGCGCAGCCGAACCGGGGGCTGTGGGATGTGATGACGTTCGGGGCGGGGGATGCTCGCCAACAGCCGATCTGGTGGGTGATCACGACGGCGGGGGACGATCCGGACCGGGTGAGCATCGGATGGGAGCAGCATGAGTATGCCCGGATGATCCTGGCAGGGGAGATACAGGACCCGACGTGGTATCCGGTGATCTACGGTTACCAGGGAGACGATATCTACAATGAACAACATTGGTACGAGGCGAACCCGAGCCTGGGCGAGACGATCACGATCGAGTCGGTGCGGGAAGCGGCTTCGAAGGCGAAGCTGAAACCGGAGGACGAGCGACTCTTCCGCTGGCTGCGGCTCAACCAGTGGCTGACGACCAAACTAACCACGTGGCAGCCCCTCGAACTGTTCGACCGGACGGTGGGTGACTGGACGCGGGCGGATCAGCTCGGGAAAGACTGCTACCTGGGCCTCGATTTATCCTCCACTACAGATCTAACGGCGCTGGCGGTCTTATTCCCTCCTCAAGGAGATCAGAAGGATTGGCGGGTGTTCTGGCATTGCTGGCTGCCGAGCGAGGGGCTGGAGGAGCGGGTGAAGGGCGACAAGATCCCGTATGACGTGTGGGCCAAGCAGGGGTATTTGACGCTGACGGAAGGGAACGTGATCGATTACACGGTGATCGAGCAGACGGTGCTGGAGCTGGCGAAGTTCCACAGGGTGATCGAGCTGCCGTGCGACCGGGCGATGAGTGCCATGCTGATCCAGCGGCTGGAGAAGGAAGGGATTACGGCGGTGGATGTGCCGCAGACGTTCGCCAGCCTGACGGATCCGATGAACCAGGTGGAGATTTTGTTGAAGGGGCAGGCGGGGGGGGAGGAACCTACCTCACCCCCGGCCCCTCTCCTAGAAGGAGAGGGGG